TTTTAACCCTATTTTAAAACAATGGCGATAACCGCCAGTCAATTAACTGAAATCAATTACTCTCATATTTCACACGGAAAATTTAAAAACAATTTAAAAATCATTAGGTTATCTTGTTATTCTTATTATCAATGATCTATTTTAAGTGAAAAATGATGAAAAAGATTGAAATTTTTACAGTTAAGATCTCTATTCAGTTGCATTAATGATCTCTTTTACTTCAATAAGTTAGATTAATTTTTACTTTGAAATCTAACTGAAAAAACACCAATTTTTAACGCAAATTCGGCGGGGGAGGAAGTGGATTTTCCGTGCCTTGTGTTTTTACGTGAAAAATTTCCGTGGAATTGTTTTATATTGCTTATTACGTAGATTTATTTGTTATAACAATAACTTAGATTTTCCGTGGTTGATGTCTCCGACATACATGTCGGAAACATAAAGAAAAGCCGCAACATTGTGCGGCTTTGGTTTGATATGAATTGCGGTTGTTACTCAATGATAGGCGTGAGTTTACCTTTGATTGTTTTTGCTTTGTTTGCCTGCTGGGTGAATGTACTTGCTTGATCTGGCGGTGGCGATCCTCTATGAGTATGAGTTGCCACTGTGTTTGTCACCTCGCCTAATAGTTGAATGGTGTCTTCCAGTAGTCTAAAAATATTCTGCCCTTCTGACCCCATATAATTTAATGGCGCCACAAACTTATTCTTTTCGTCTGAAACACGTTGAGCCAATCCGACTATTTTTTCTTGTAGCGTGCCACCTGTTCCTACAGTTCGATTACTTGCTGTCGTGTCATTGATACTACCCAACACGCTAACAGTTTTATTTCCGCCAATAGTTTCAGTTTTATCTGAATCTACTATTTTTGTTGATGTACCAATTTGTTTTACTTCGCTATCTGTCTCAATGTGTCGTTCAAAGGATTTATCTGTAATCTTCTGATCGGTTTCGCGAATCTTATTGCCTGCGGCATCGGTGCGCTCATACACTTCTGGGCGTTGCTGCTTGAGTTGTTCTCCAGGTGCAACACTCGGTACTGTTTTTCCTTGTGCTAACATAGTGCGTACAAAAGGCTGATCGCTTCGCCCATAAGCAAAACCTACTTCAACCATTGTGCCCACTTCAGGAAAAGCAAAATCTCCGCCTTGTGAACCTGTACTTGTTACAGGTAACGGTACTGCAGGATAAACTGGCACAGTTTTATCCTCGTTTCCGTTTTCGTCCAGTAGTTGCAACTCGACGGCATATTTTGGACGGAACGGATCGGAAATATCACCACCGCTTGAGGGATCTGCTATACCAACAACTTTAGCATACTTCGGCAAATGATAACCGCCAGCCAGTTCGGGGAATGTTTTTTCCATTTGGCGGCGTTCTGGGCTTTTTTGTTCTGGCTTGCCGTCTTTGCCTAAATTTTCCCACGAAAGCACATAATCATCGCCAGACAATTCTACTTTCTGAATTTTATTGCCATTGATAATCGCACCTGGTCGAATAGCAGCAGTAATCGGAATGGTCATATCATTGCTGCCGCTTGTTAATGTCATGCTTTCGTCAAACTCAATATTCTTATCTGCCCAGCGTGAATCTTTATGCGAACCAACAAACAAAGAACCGTCTGGCGATTGTTGCCACATATAATCTGCTATTTGATATTGTCGCCCAATATTGGCTAAAAGTTGATAACCGCTGCCGTTGTGAGTAAACAACGAAATCGGCGTATCCGCATAATCTGCTTGCGGCACCTTTACGGGAATTTTTGTTTGGCTTGTTATCCAAGCACACAAATCACGCAAAGTTATGTGTCTGTGAGAACAGTTTAAAGGCTTTTCAAACACAGCCACTTTTTCGCGAATAAATAATTTTTTATAGCCGTTTTCTGCACTTTGTTCACGCTCAACAATACCGTCAAACCATTTGTAATAGTGATCGTATTCTCCCATCTCAAAAACTGCACTTTTGCCTACACAATCTTTCTCAGTTAGCACAGTGACGAATCCACGTCCAGTATTATTCAACTCAAGGATAATTTGCTCATCTGAAAGTTCTAATTCTTCGCCGTCAATAATGCACGTTTTGATTATTTTCATCCGTCAATTTTCCCTAATTCTCTGTCAATCTTGCCCCAAAACGAATCGTCTTGCTTAGTTTGAGATTGTTCAGATTTACCACCATTTCCAGCCGCACTTTTATTTTCTGAACTTTGCGCTGTCGGGGCTTTTTCCCCTTGTGCTTTAGCTTTTGGTTTTTTCTTGCGCTGGTCTTTTTTCTCGGCAACGGAATTGACTTCACGCAACCTAAATGAAATCGACCACCCCAACTGCCCATTTTGCTCAGTTGCGGATACCTCTCCACTAAATTGCACTTCGCGCATATTCACGGCTTCAGCCACAGTACAAGATACCCGATATTTTGTTTGCTCGCCTTTGCCAGTTTCTGCTTCAGCTAAATTGAAAAGCTGAGTCAGCCATTCTTTCCTGTTGTATGGAATAAACCCCGTTACGCTTAACTCTTTGGCTTTTACGCCTTTATCTGATTTTTTGGTACTTGATTTTTGACCGCTCATGTCTTTTTCTTCACGTTTAACCGAAACCGACATTAAAATATTGTTTAAATAAATTGGTGCGCCATTTAGTGCAAGTTGTACACTGGGATTACGTTTCTGCATGTTGCAACATTCCTCTAATATTGGTTAAATCTGAGCCAATAAACATTACGCAAGCGGTAAATACATTACTGGATTTCGGCACATTCACTTTCATTTTACTTTCTGCGATTTCAAGATAATCCGAAACAACAAAAGCATATACATTCGCCGATGTATTCAACATTTTTTCGACTTTTTCATTATTGGCTTTATCGCGTTCTTTTTTAGCCGCCTTTAACGCCTCAATCATCGCCATCGGATCCTTAGTTTGCGCCGCAACCGCTGCAGATGTCGCATTGCGTAAAATACTTTGCATGGTGCGAGCAGAACCCGGCGTAATGTCTGCACTATTGGAAAATGATGGGCTTGCCATCGTTGGCGTTTTAATCATTTTCGTTTCTTGCAAATTTTTACTGGATTTTGCATAGTCTAACGCCTGCTTAAAGGTTGGCTCTGGCAATAGCTCACGCACGTTTTCCAACTCCGCAATAAACTGATCAATATTGCTACTTGTTACCATAATGACCACCACATCCTGCATGCCTTTAGGGCGATTCGGATCGGCATAATCAACCAACTTTGCCGCCAGTGCTTTCACGGCATTTTCGGGTGACAAATAGTGATTTGATTTTTCTTTGATACCGTGCGACCAATTATGCACACCTAATTTAGTACCACTTACAGATAGCGAAAAAGGGGAAATAATCCCCTTTTGTGCGTTTTGTAATGTTGTTTTTGCCTGTGGGGATAGTTTTAGTTTTTGTTGTTTCCACATATTAAGCATTACCTAAAATTCATTAGTTTTAAAACCTTCTGGATATTGTTTACAATTTAATTCACTTTCATAAGCTGTTTTGCAGTGATTGCGGTCAAAGAAAATGCCGTTGATTAAACGATATAACACTCGCCAGCGTTTTTTCGGTTTATCCGCTAATATCGCACCTCGATAAGTGCGGCTAGAAAGAGTCTCGTCCGCTGCTCCGCCCGTTAAGGCGTTAAATAGTTGGTCTATGGCAATGACCACGTGATAGCCATAGCGTGTTAATTTGCGTTTAATTGCCATTGCTCAATCTCCTGTTCAAGTGCGGTTAATTCTTCGGGGGTTTTTAACGCCAGTAAGCGGTCTTCAAATGCCTGACGTTGCCCTATAATGATGCCAATCACGACGGCAAACTGGGTAGATTTTTCAATCACTTTTTCAATGAGTATTTCGAGAGGCACACCACGATTTTGAGCAATTTGTGAAAGCATCGGTGTCGGTGTGTTGTGGTCGGCTTGCCACGCGAGAGCCTCTTTTTCTTGGCGGTAAAAACTTTCAATTTCTGTTTGTGGATACCCTGCCAGTAAGCTATTTTTAAGTTGGTCTGCTTTGTCCGCTAATTTATTGAGTAAGCTTTCTTTTTGTTGTGTAAAAAGTGCGGTCTGTTTTTCGGCTGAAATTTCCCATGTGAGGGTGTCAAGGTTTAACTGGTGTGCTGCGCTAGGTTGCGGATCAATTAATATAGGATTGCCCGTTTTATCTGCGATGATTTGCTTGCCTTGCGTTTGCCCATTTAACAA